CTAGCGGTCTACCTGAACAACAACAAAGACGGTCTGGGTTTGAGCGGGCTTGAGGATTACAAGAACGTCAAGATCGGCAACCTGGACGTTACGCCTAACACCTATGGCGCGACGGGTGCTGATCGGATCCCGCCGATGGTAGAGCGTTATTTCACCGGGCTTAGAATCAGTGGACCTGGCAACATCGCTGTTAAGCGGAGCTGATTCATGGGTTACGCCTACCCCGGTGCTGAGTTCATCGACGACACCAGCGCCCATGCCGGGCGTTTCGGCAAGATCGTTGCCCTTGAGGATTCGGTGATTGCCAGCCTTTCGGCTGAAGATTACACCGGCAACACCCTCTCAGCGATCCCCTTGAAGGCAAGCTGCGAGATGTATGGGGTCTTTACTAGCGTCACGCTGACCAGCGGCACTGTCGTCGCCTACAGGCTCTGATCATGCATAGAAGCGTTCAGATTGACCCGAGCTACAGCATTGGCGCTGATTTCGTCAGCAACACGACTGAGCGAACTGGGCGCTGGAACAAGATCTCGATCCTGAAGAACAACACCAGCTTTAGTGCGCTTACGGCGCAGAACTGGACTGGCAACAGCCTTGTGGGTGAGTCGCTACCTGCTGGGTTTGTAATCCAGGGAGTTTTTACTGCTTTTACGCTTAACAGCGGTGGCGCTGTAATCGCCTACAAGATCTGACATGGCAAAAGCAGGCTCAGCGATCTCCGGCGTTGACTACGCGATCGGCGCGGAAGTCATTAATGATACGGAGACGCATACTGGCACTTTTATTCAGGTCGACTTTTACGAAAACAGCACGATCGACTCGATCGTCAGCACAAACATCATTGACGACAGCTTCAGTGGTGTGAGCGTTGACCAGGGCGCTCATCTCGCGGGGTACATCACGAGTATCACGCTCCAGAATGGGGCGTGTATTGCGTATCGAATCTGATGGCGCTTTCCAGCTCGCTACGCAAGGTTGCCAGCAAGGTCGTTAGCAAGTTCGGTGGCGATGTAACCGTTCGGATCGTGACCGGCGGCAGCTATAACACGACGACAGGCGCGATCACCGAAAGCGAGTCAGACTCCACGGTCAAAGGCGTCCTGTCTGACGTCAGCCTGAGAGAGCTCAACGAGCTGATTCAGGCAGGCGACAAGCGCTTGCTGATCGCGGCTGCTGCTGTTAGCACCGCGCCTGAGACTAAGGATCGGGTTGTTATCAGCAGCGTGGTTCACCAGATCATTCAGGTGAACATCACGGAGCAGGCGAACACGGCGATTGTCTACGAACTGATCCTGAGGGCTTAACGATGCCACGCAACATCCGCCTAGATCAGATCCCGGACCTGATGGACGATCAGGTCAAGAAACTGGTTAAACGCACGACGCTGCAATGGCAGGCAGAGCTAAAGCTCCGTCAGCCCCCCGTCGGAACGCCTGTTGATACCGGGCGATTGATCCAGGGCTGGCAGGTCAATACCGATAACCCTTACCAGGGCGTTGTCTTTAATAACGTCGAGTACGCCGAGGCAGTTTGCTACGGCACTAACCTCCCGCCATCGTGGGGTGGTAAGTACCGCACCAGACAAGGCACTAAGCCAGGCTTCCCCGATCTCATCGGCAAGGAGCTTGAGGCTTATGTCCGCAAGGAATGGCGCGACATCATCGCTGAAGACTGATGGCAGCAATCAACCTCAACACGGTTCGCGCCACCATCGAAGCGCGATTAGCAACGGAGCTAGCAGCAGCTCCTCCGATTCCGGTGGTGTTTCACAACATGGCGTACGAGCCGACCCCAGCATCAAGCTGGGTGCAGTGCTTAACGACCTTCGGCGCTAACGAGTACCTCAGCCAGGGCGGGACCAGCGACTCGCAGAACAGGATCTTCGGGCTAGTCGTTTTCAATATCTTTACCGCTCCCGGTGTTGGTCCTGGTGCTAACTACACCATCGGGAAAAGAATCCGCGATCTCTACAATAGGGTCAACGTGTCGGGGGTTTTCTTCGACGCTCCAACAGGTCCAGAGGCTCTGGCTTCACCAGCTCCCGAGGGCTATTTCCAAACCCAGGTCCGTGTGACCTTTGAATCCATCGAGGGACTCTGACCCATGGCAATTCTCCGAGGCGAACAAGGTTCTGTTCAGTTCGACGCAGCTGGCAGCACTAACGCCACCATCGTTGGCACCCGCAGCTGGAGCCTGACCACTACCAAGGAAACCTTGGATGTCACCGATCACGGCGACACCTTCCGCTCTTTTGTTGGCAGCCTGATCTCCGGTTCCGGCACCGTCGAGCTGGTCTATGACCCCGACGCGACTGGTCAAGCTGGCTTCCTGGAAGATGTGCTGACCACTGCTGACCCTGCTGACGCTACCTTCGAGCTGTTCACCACCGGCTCGACTTCCGGCTCTGATTCGGTTAGCTTTGCTGGCATTATCACCGACATGGAGATCAGCTCCACTGTTGGCGAACTGGTTGTTGTCAGCTGCAACTTCATCACCAGCGGTGCTATTACCGGCAACCTTGAGTGATGAGGTGTAATATCAGAGCGATTAAATAGGCTCTGATGGCAGGCACCAAACGTACTGTGGATTTGCTGGTTGAGGCATTTGACCTCAGCCAGCGCCGCAAGTTTGTTCTAAAGAACGCCGCAGGGCAGCCTGTGGTGGATCTTTATTTCCGTCCGATTACCCGTGCTGATCGGAAGAAAGCGCAATCGCTCGCTGGTACTGAAGAGGCGCTGGACATCAGCACCCAGATGCTGTGTCAGATGGCTGAGCTGCAAGATGGCAGCAAGGCTTTTGCTGCTGCTGATGCGCCAAAGCTCCAGCGTCAGCTGCCTGAGTCTGTCCTGAACGAGCTTGAGCTGTTCCTGTTCGGGCTTGGCGAAGCTGAAGACCTCGAAGAAGTAAAAAACGACTAAAGCAGGACGACTGGCTCTACTTCGAGTTTTTTCTGTCCTGCGAGCTTGGCATGACAGTTAGCCGTCTACGGAGCGAGCTGACTGATGCCGAGTTTGTCCATTACGCCGCTTACTTTGAGGTAAAGGGCGAGAGAGAGAAAAGAGAGATGGACCGCGCCAAGATGCAGCGCCGGTAGCATGGTTCTATGGCGGGGTAACCAGTGGCGCAAGTCCGACTAACAGTTGATGGGCGGCAACCGCTCCAGGTAATCGGCAAGATTAGGCAGGCTGTCGCAGGGCTAGACGCAGGATATAAAAAGCTCCAGGCAAGCGTTAATCAGGCTGCTAGCGCTACAAAGCGTTTTGCGGTTGATCTAGAAAAGCAGACCCGGACCCTTAGGGAGCAAACCAGAGGCGTACAGGGGCTTGTCGCTGCATATGCAGGATTCCGAACCCTGAAAGGTGCGATCACTGCTGGGGTCGAGCTTGAAACTGCACAAAAGCGAGCAGAGCTGCTGACGCAACGCTTTGGGCAGTTAGCTGGCATTCAGCAGGTAGCCGCTCAATCGGCGAATAAGTTCCGCATTGCTCAGACGGATACGCTCGCTGCTTTGATTGACCTGGGCAACCGCCTTGGTCCGCAGGGGGCAAGTCTTGCGGAGATCAGCGATGTCTATGAAGGCTTCAATACCATCCTTGCGATTAACAAGGTCAGCACGCAAGAAGCGGCATCAGCGCAGCTACAGCTAAACCAGGCGCTCGGCTCTGGCGTCTTGCAGGGCGAAGAATACAGGGCGATCAACGAGGCAACGCCGCAGGTTATTGATGCTGTAGCGAAGGTCCTTGGCGTTGCTAGAGGCGAAGTCAAGAAGCTTGCATCAGAAGGCGCTGTCTCTGCTCCTGTTCTGATTCAAGCGCTCCGGGACATTAAGGATCAAGGTGCAGATGAGCTAGAGAGGTCGTTTGACAGTACCTCCGGCAGGCTGCGCGAGTTCCAGAAAGCACAGACAGAACTTGCCCAGGCGATCGGCACGCAATTGCTCCCAGCCTTTACGCCGTTGCTTTCGGCGGTTACATCAGCGATTAAGGAGTTTGCTGCGCTGCCGAAGCCGGTCAAGAACTTTACTGCTGCTGTTCTTGGTATTACGGCTGCGTTGGTTGCGCTTGGTCCGATCCTTACGACAACAATCGGGCTATTAAAAGCCGTTGGAGCTGCGACTCTGATTGCAGCTGGTCCCTGGGTCGCGCTTGCCGCTGGCATTGGTGCGGCAACGCTCGCTCTGGCTAGCTATGAAAGCCAGGCACAAAAAACAGCCAAGGCAGCAGCGACAGGCGACGCCCAAGCGCTGCAAAGAGCACGTTCCCGCCTACAAGCGGTACAGCAGAACTTAAGCCTTGAAAAACTAGCCCTTAAAGAAGCAAGCAAGTCTGAAGAGCGCGGCATTAAAGCCCGCATCAAACGACTCAGGGAAGAAGAGAGCACCCTAAAGAAGGGCATCACTGTCGGCGCTAAAACAGAAGGGGGCGTACTCGATACCGGCGGACTTGCAACAGCGCCAGGCGCTCCTAAGGAAGACAAGGCAGCGAAGAAAGCGGCAGATCAACTCGCTCGACTCTCTGACCAAGTCAACGATTACTTATTCGCCGCCAGGAATCGCTTAGCGATTGAGAAGCAGCAAAACGATCTAGATCGTGTGCGGACAGAAGCTGATGTCCAGCGCCTTGAGATTAGCCGCAAATATGCCGAGCTGACCAAAGGTGTCACTGATGCCACCGTACTTAACAACGCAGCAGCTGCAAAGAGTATTGAGTTGCAGCTCGTTGATATTCAGCTTGGCAAGGAGCTTGGTGTTGTTCTTGACGCTCAGGCAGCAAAGCTCAAAGAACAAGCGCAGCTGGCAGGTGATGCGGCGATCAAGATGCAAGAGTTTGCGGCAGTCAAGAATCCGCTTGATGAACTCGGTAAATCTATTGGCGTTACAACGTCTGAGTTTTCGTCATTAGTCTCCGAGGTCGCTAGGGGTACAACAACAATTGGCGATGCCTTCCAGCGGCTTGCCAATTCGATCATTGACAACATGATTCGGATTGCAGCTCAACAGGCTGTGACTGGCTTGATCGGGCTTGTCTCCAGTGCGTTTAGCCCATTTGCCAGCGTCGGCAAGGGTTTAAGTGGCAAAGGTGCCCTAAGTGGCAGTGTTCCAGGTCTTGGGGTTGGTGGTTCTGCTGCTGGGGCAAGTTATGCGGGCGCGACAGGATTAACTGGAATTGGTGGTTCTCTTAAAGGGTTGGGGAACTTCTCTGGTTTCCAGGGGGCTTTTGCTAATGGCGGAAGCGTCATGAGCGGCAAGCCTGCGTTAGTGGGCGAGCGTGGTCCTGAGCTGTTTGTCCCCGGACGCAGCGGCAGTATTGTTCCCAATAGCGCAATGGGCGGCGTCCAGGTTGGCTCGATCAACATCACGGTCGAAAACACTGGCGAACAGCTAAGCCCTGCTGCCCAGAAGCAGATCGCCAACCAAGTTCAAGGTATCGTGATGTCAACCCTGGTCAACGAACGCCGTAGCGGAGGGGTCCTGCGTTAATGGCTTACATCGAATTTGACGACATCCCACTGGCTCATGCCACCCCGGTGGTGAAACGCAGCCAACGCCGTCAGCAGGCAACCTTTGGCGACGGCTATGTCCAGTTGTTGACTGACGGATTGAACACTGACCGTGAGATTTGGCAGTGCCTTACCTCGCCAATGCCCAATGCCGACGCATATTCGATTGAGAGCTATTTACTGACTGTGCGTGGCTCAGCGATTGAGTGGACCGCCCCAATGTCCACCAAAACCTTTTCCCGCCCGTTTGAAAGCGGCGTGCTGGACTTGGGCTACACGGATCTCAGTGCTCTATCTCTCGCCGGCTACACCCGCCCAACTAACTACACCGCCAACCTTGACACAGGTCTGCTGACCTCAGTGGACATTGCCAATGACACGGTTGTGGAGGTGACGTTGACCCTTTCGCCCCGCGATTATGTGCTCCGTGATGGCTGGACAATGACACCAGTCAGCGCGTCATTTATGACGATCTCGTTTGAACTAGAGCGAGTGTTTGTATGACGCAATCACCACCAGTCGCTGAGACCTTCAAGACCCAGATGCCGGAGGTCATTGACCTCTTCACTCTGGACATTTCGACGCTGTTGCCTGCTGGCTCAACCGACCAGTCGATCTATCGCTTTTGCAACTGGTCGCAGACTGACGGCGATGACATTACTTACAGGACCAATACCTACACGGCTTTGCCGATGCAGGCCAATGGGTTTGAGTTAAATACCAGCGGCAAGCTGGAGCGTCCCAGTATCACTTTCGCCAACGTTGGCTTGGCGATTACAGCGCTGACCAATACCTACAGCGACTTGGTTGGCGCCAGCGTCAGCCGGATCCGCACACTGACGACGTATCTCGACGGCACTCCTGGTGCAGATCCTGATGCTTATTGGGGACCAGACGAGTGGGTTGTTGAGCAGAAATCAAACGAGACCAAACTCGCTGTCACTTTTCAGCTGGCGGTTCCATTTGACCTTGAGGGTCGGAGCTTGCCTGGTCGGCGCCTTTTGCGTGAGCAATGCCAGTGGATTTACCGCAGTGACATTGGATGTCACTATGACGGCACGGATTATTTCGACGCAAACGATGACGAAGTTACGGATCTGGCCGATGATGTTTGCGGGAAGCGCTTGACTAGTTGCCAGCTCCGATTCGGTGATGGTGCGCGGCTGCCATTTGGCGGTTTCCCTGGTCTCGTCGATTCACAAGGCTGATGCTGTCGCAATGGCAAAACCCGCTTACTGCTGAACAGCGGCTAGCGATGCGGACTTATGCAGAGCGTGC